TAAACAACCCTGGAAAAACGACAACGGAAATCAAACATACATTTCCGAAAAACTAAACAAAACATGGAACAAGGGCTTTACACTAATAGGTCAAATGACCTTTGAAAGCGCCGGATACGTAGCACGCTACGCAATGAAAAAAATTACCGGCGACGCCGCAGACGTCCACTACACAAACAAAAACACAGGCGAAATACTACTACCAGAATACACAACAATGAGCCGAAGACCCGGCATAGGAAAAAAATGGTACACACAATATAAAACCGACCTCTATCCAGAGGACGAATGCGTCATCGACGGTCGCCTTATGAAGCCGCCCCGATACTACGCAAAAATGTACCAAAAAGAAGAACCAAAACAATACGAACAAATTAAAAAAGCCAGAAAAGATTTTCAGGCAAAACACAAAACAGACGCAACATGGCAAAGATTAGCCGACAGAGAACAAGTTAAAAAAGCAGAAATCAATCAATTAACACGACAACTGGAGACACAACAATGAAATCCCAAATGTTCGTAATATTCGACAGCAAGGCAAACGCATACATGCAACCCTGGTTCCTAACAACAACACCAATGGCAATAAGAGCCTTCCAAGACTGCATAGCAGACAAAAAACACAACTTCGGAGCACATCCCGAAGACTACACACTATTCGCTATCGGAACATTCGATAGCCAAGACGCCAAAATACACTGGAAAACGCCCGTATCACTCGGGAACGGTATAGAATTCGTACCACAAGACGAAACACAACCCGACCTCTTCGACGAACAAAACCAACTCGGTCCAAAAATCACCGACCTACACTACCAAGGTAAAGCATCATGAAACAACGCAGTGTAATGACGCACCAATTCAGTCAAGTCCCCAGGGCGGAAATACCACGATCATCCTTCGATCGATCGCATGGACTCAAAACCGCCTTCGACGGCGGATTCCTAATCCCAATATTCGCAGACGAAGCCCTACCAGGGGACACCTTCAACCTAAACATGACGGGCTTCGCCCGTCTAGCAACACCAATCTTTCCAGTCATGGACAACATGTACATGGAAACCTTCTTCTTCGCAGTACCCATCAGACTCCTGTGGGAAAACTGGCAGAAATTCTGCGGCGAACAAGACGACCCAGGCGATAGCACAACTTTCGTACTACCTCTAATGACCGCCCACAATCCGGTCGTCAATTCCGTAACAGACTACCTCGGAATACCACCAGGAAAAACAATAGGCTTCACGAGCCTATGGCATCGAGCCTATAACCTAATATACAACCAGTGGTTTAGAGACGAAAACTTACAAGACTCCGCAGTCATAAACATAACAAACACAAACGACGTATTCGGGAACTACCCGCTACGTCGACGCGGAAAAAGACACGACTACTTCACGTCGTGCCTACCCTGGCCACAAAAAGGCGCAACACCAGTCAGCATACCGCTGGGAACAAGCGCCGGCGTCCACACAGCCGTCGGCTCAAACGTAACCATAGGAATCTTCACAGAAAGCGATTCCACGTTCCGAAACATAGCAACTGACCTGGCACTAGCCGACGTAGACCCGGCCGGCGCCGGCGCCGAAGCCGGTAAACTGTTCGCAGATCTCACAAATGCAACCGCGGCAACAATAAACCAGCTCAGAGAAGCATTCCAAACACAAAAACTCTTAGAAAGAGACGCCAGAGGCGGAACAAGATACACAGAAATAATACGCGCCCACTTCGGAGTAACCTCACCAGACGCAAGACTACAACGCCCCGAATTCCTCGGAGGCGGAAGTTCACCAGTGAACATACAACAAGTCGCAAACACATCAGCGACAGCAACAGAACCCCAAGGGGACCTGGCAGGATACGGCACAGCAACCCTAATGAACCACGGGTTTACCAAATCGTTTACAGAACACTGCATCCTACTAGGATTAGTAAACGTAAGAGCCGACCTAACATACCAACAAGGACTCAACAGACAATTCTCAAGAGCCACAAGATTCGACTACTACTGGCCGGCCCTTTCCTCAATCGGAGAACAGACCGTCCTCAACCAGGAAATCTGGTGGACGAACGGCGCCGCCGACACACAAGTGTTCGGCTACCAAGAAAGGTACGCAGAATACAGATACAAACCATCACAAATAACCGGCATCATGCGCTCAGACGCAGCCGGATCACTCGACGCCTGGCATCTAAGCCAGGACTTCGCAACCCTGCCAGTACTAGACGACACATTCATCCAAGACAACCCGCCAATAGATCGGGTCATAGCAGTACCGGCAGAACCGCACTTCATATTTGACGGATACTTCAATATGAGATGCGCACGACCAATGCCGCTATACGGCATCCCAGGTCTAATAGACCACTTCTGATGAAACAATTAACAACACTAAAAAAACAACGCGGAGTAATAGACCCCCTAATCGGGGGCGCCGTAATCGGCGGCCTATTCTCCGCATTCGGCGGAGCGTCCGCCAACAGAGCTCGCCGCAGGGAAGCGGCGAGAAACAGAGCCTTTCAAGAACGTATGTCCTCGACGGCATACCAACGGCAAACAAAAGACCTCGAACTAGCGGGACTCAACCGCATACTCGGTTACACAAAAGCAGGCCCAGCATCCACCCCAGGCGGAGCAATGGCCCAACAACAAGACATACTTACGCCAGCAGTAAGCACCGCACTACAAGCACGACGGCTAGGAGCCGAAATCGCAAACATAAAAGCGAACCAAAAACTCACAGAAGCGAAAACCAACGTCATCAAACCAGCCACCGCAGCTGGTAAACAAATCGGAAGCTGGATAGAAACCATCACCAGCGCCGACTGGCAAAACATGAACGAAACAACAGCCAGACAAATCAGCAAAGCACTAAAAGCATCCAAAGAAAACAAACAGAAAAAATTCCAACGCGGCGTCAAAGCCTTTGATCGAAAACAAAAGGCCCAACGCAAAAAACCAATGACTATAGTCATCAAAAAAGGACGCAACGACTAATGGACATATACCAATCGCACAACACACCCCGAAAACGGGTGCAAATAACGTTCGCCAAAAAAGGCCGAACAAAACAATCATTCAAAGATGATTGCGATATAAACAAAATCATCGCCAGGCACACACGAACAGGCCAAATCGGCCACCTCAACAAAAACAACCCTGGATACGGCTACGCCACAAGCCAAGACTTCTCAGAAGCCATGCGAACCATAACGGACGCACAAAACGGCTTCAACGACCTGAGCGAAGAAATACAAAACCGCTTCAACAACGATCCGGGAGCACTACTGGACTTCGCCCAGAACCCGGACAATCAAGCGGAAGGGGAACAACTCGGCCTATGGCCGAAAACCCCAACAACGGGCCCCAAAGAGCCCGAAACACCTCCGGAGAAACCTCCGGAGGATAAAAAGACAGACACAGAGTCCAAAAAGGACTAAGGTGTCAGTCAGCACAGTTACATCAAGTAAAAAACTGTGCAAAACCTGGGCAAAACCACAGGAGACCAATCATGGCCTACCGGCACAAAATGAAAAAATCAAAAAGCAAACGCTTATTCTCATCAACCGCATCACGGACCCATAAAAAAAATATAGCCCCACGCCCAATGCGTGGAGGCATCAGACTTTGACCTGCTTCAGTCCCCTCGCAGGTTATCGATCGCGCACCCCGTCCAAGACCGGTACGGGGTTCGGGATCGTCTTCAAAAAAAGCCTATCAAACGGCCAATTAGCCGAAGTGGCCTGCGGCCAATGCATAGGCTGTCGACTAGACAAAAGCAGAGAATGGGCAATCCGATGCGTACACGAAGCACAACTTCACCAGAACAATTGTTTCATCACATTAACCTACAACGAAAAAAATCTACCGAGCGCCGGAACGCTCGTAAAAAAACACTTTCAAGACTTCATCAAAAGGCGAAGAAGAAACAACAAACAGAAAATAAGATACTACATGTGTGGCGAATACGGAGAAAATCTCTCAAGACCACACTATCATGCCCTACTATTCGGGCATGACT